ACAACATGTTGAAATGTTTTACTAACATCGCATGTAGTGTTAAATCAGTTGATTTATTTTCCTGAATATTTTTTTTCATTTTTCTTTCTCTCATTTCATCAAACTCAGATTCATACATCCATTTATCTTCATCCAATAAATAAAGACTTGACCCATTGTCCCATTTAACAACATATTGAACAAATCCAGGTCCTTTTTGAATTCCTTTAACAGTTCCTCTATCACCAAAAGATAATTGAGGTTCACCTAATAGTTCAATGACAACAATTCTATCATCAGGTTTAAGTTCAGGATTTAATTTCTTACTCATATATTTATAAATATAATGAAATATATAATTAAAGAATCTCAAAAGCAAATTATCCTTGAATCAATAAATGATAGGATAAAAGAAGTTCAAGAAGATGGTGTGGAACTAACAAAAAAGATTGTTGAAGACACAAAAACTTACGTTTCAATAAACTTAAAGATGATGCTCACATGGGGAGCATCAATCGGAGGGTTCATGGGCCCAATTATGCAATGGTTAAATGGACAAGTACCAGAGTTAACAGAAAAAGATTCATCATTGATTGCTGCCGGTATTGCGTCAGTAATATTCTTTCAAGAAAGAAATTTTACCAAATCAATTATTAAAAAGATTAAAGAAGACGGACTTGAAGAACCATTTAAATTGGGAGCAATCAAAGCAAATCAACTTAAAACTGTTTTGGCAGGTTTTTTAAAGAGTTTGAATTTATCTGCGTTCAGTGTGACAAATATGTTAAGTTATGCATTCTTGGTTCCAATTATACCAATGATATATGACGCTGTCTCTGAAGGTATATGGGATATGAAAGATACTGAAATGTTGGTTAAATCATTATCGGCATTTGGATTAATAACAATTTCAGGTAATTTCTTAAAACGACTTATGGATTTAATCGTTGATAGGATTACTAAATAAAATCAATCTTTAGTTCCAAATCAGTTTTTCCTCTGAATATTCTGTGATAAGTTCCTTCAGGGATTAATAATACTTGTCCTTCAGTTAACTCTATAGGTAGTTGATTATCCATTTGAAATTTCCATCCATCACCTTGTACCACTTCAATCAATCTATCTTCTCTATCACGATGCCATTGTAGTTCACCACTATCAACATTGGATTTAAAAACTCTAATCTTTGAAGTTTCTGTTAGTTTTCTATCTTTATACGGTTTCATATTACCAAAATCCTGGATAAGTTTTACCGCCCCATAGGTAACCAAAGCGATTGAGTCTACATGCCCAGTACCCCGCAGTTAATCTATCTTTCTTTTTAGAACACTGATGTCTTGCGGCAAATGATTTACGAGCTTTAGGATTAGATACCTTAGCAGTTAATCCACCTTTAACATCACCAAATGAAATTTTCTTAACTTTACCTGTTGATGGGTTTTTAACATAAACAACATATTTCTTTCCACCACCACTATTTCTTCTTGGTTTACCAAGTTCAACTTTCTTACCATTATGTTCCGCCTCAGAAATAAATTCTTCTTCCATTGGGGTATCCAAGTAAATAACTCTACCACTTGATAATCTAACCTGTGTCCCAAAATCAGATTCAATAAGTTCAACATCATCTTCGTTTAATTCAACCATTCCTTCGTAATATAACTCACGAGCTTCTTGAATAACATTAAAGAATTCTTCAGAACCAAATCTGAAGATATTATCATTCAATGGAACTTCATTTGTCATGTGATAATTAAGGTGTTCTGAAATAAGTGGTTTTTCCACCGATTCTGTAAGAACTTTTTTGATAAGTTTTTTGATATTCATTTTTTACTTCGTAATAAGAAATACAACCCAAAGAACAATGCTGAAATACAGTAAAAAATTCCTGTGGTAATCCAATAAGAACTTGTGTAATCTAAAATTGCTTTGAACATTATGTCGAATCCTAGTGGGTTGAAAAACATTGCGAGCATAAGGCAATAGGTGGCAACATTTTCCTTTAGAATTCGTTTCATTTTTGTCATTATCCATTAACGTGGGTTTAAAGTTTATGAACAAAGTTCATTTTATTTATAATATTTTATTTAATATTCTCTAATAAACTCAAGTTTACCATCTTTTACCGTAAACTTTGAATCATTATTTACCTTGGTCGCATACCATTTACCCGCAAATTCCTGTTGGTCATTATAATTAAGGCACCATGATGATTGATAAGGGATACTTTTACCCCAATCATCATTACCAATACAGATTTCTCCGTTGGAGCTCCATAAACCTTTAATAACCAAATATTCATTAAGTCCGTTTTGATTACGTAATTTTGCTTTCCATACAACACCGTCAATACTTATTAAACCCTGAGTCTCAGGGTTTACTAAACCAACGGGTACCCAATTAGCAATTTTTTCATCCTCATTCAAGATTTTCTTATCCTCGTTAAGTAATTTCTTAACTAATCTAACAATATCTGATTCAGTTAGTTTAACTATTTTTTTCATAAAAAAACATTTTATTTATAAATATATTTGTGTAGAGGAATATTTTGTATATATTTGTATTAATAATTAAATAATCAAGTCCTATGAAAAACTTATTTCTTTCTTTAGTAATTGTTCTAACAAGTTTAGTTGTTAATGGACAAATTGAATACTACTTTCCACCAAATGTAACATCAAGTTATGTGTTAGACTCATTGGGTATCCCATACTTACCAATGACGGAAAGAACTCAAAAATCATTAATTTTACATGGTTGCACTGAAATTAGTATTAATGAATTCAATAGTTTTTTCAACAATGGAGAATTTGTTTACGTCCCTGATTTATCAACACCTAAAATAAGTTTATCATTTTTAATGGGCGGAACTCAGTTTTTAACTGACTCAGATGAATTTATGATTAATTTCTTAATTCTATTGGGAACACAATCTGTTGGGTTTGCGGATGTACAGATTAAAGATTTAAAATATTCAATGGTTAGAATTATTGAAACGGTATCAACTAATGATACTTTCTCCACAATAGTTTTACTACAAACACACGATGGAAAATGGGATTATGTTCATGAAGATATCAATAGACTTGGTACCGATTACATTGTAACCTACAAATAAAAAAAGGAGAGTTTAACTCTCCTTTTTTTATATCTATTTATTTAGTATGTAATTATCTAGCTGGTGTCGCTCCTGTTGGTGTTGCTCCTGTTGGTTGTGCTCCTGTTGGTTGAGATGAACCATATTTACTTTTTAACCATCCGTAAAACCAACTACTTTGAATAGTTTTAATTTGGTCATTTGAAACTATACTATTTGGAGTTAATTTAGGTGACCATAATTTTTTAAAAGCTGCGTTATAAGATTCTTGAGTTATTAATTTATCAAGTAATTCAGTCATTTTAACAGTGTCTATTTTTTGAGAAGTTGATTGACCACCAACCATTCCGTCTAAACTATACGAGTTAATATATAACGAATCTAATGCACCACCTCGGACTACGACTTCAGCATTTGTAGAGTTAAATGTTTTTTTAGGATTAAGGTATTTTATATTACATTTACTAGTAATATTCGGTTGAGTACCTGTTTCAGTAAAGTTACTAACATATACATGATTAGTTGGTGAATATTCAGAAAAAAACGGATAACCCATTGATATATTAAACCCATAAGCTAACCAAGATAAATTTCTTTCATTCCAATTCATAGGCTGCGTAGGGAGTTCTCCTCTTCTTCTTAACGCATAATACACATTGTTAAATACAAATTGTGAACTAGCTCTGGCAAATGTTAAGAAAGTGTTGGCGGTTTTTTTATCCAACCCAAATTCATTCGGTTCAATATCTAAAACAAAAGTTCTTTTTATATTAGATGCCGCAGGTTGAGGATTTTGTTCACTCAAATAATTTCTTTTGGTAGCACTTTCATGCATTTCCAATATTCTTTGTTTTTCTTGAGAAGAAATTTCAAAAAGTCTTTTCATAATATAATTTTTATTAATAAATATATGTCATTTTAAAAAACGTATATACTTATTGCTAAATAAATGAAATAATGGCAGCTAAAGCAACAGGTTCAACGAAGTTATCCTTCGGAGTTAAAAAATCAGGTAAATCATCAAAGAAATTTACATCAAATAAACGAAGTAAAAATTACACTAAGCCTTATAACGGACAGGGTAGATAATTATGAAAGAATACATTAAAAAACAAATCGGAAACATTAAACAGTTTTCATTCTCAGAGATGACTTCCAATAGCTCAGGAAAGACATCAGGAAGTGGAACGGCGGGTCTTTACATCGTTTTTATCGGAGGTTTGACATTCCTTGTTGGTTGTGTTGATAAAATGTTTTTAAACAACGATATTGACGTTATAACACAATCAGTAGTCCTTGTTGGAATCGGAGCAGGTCTTTTAGGTTATAGAAAATCTAAAGATAATACAGAAGAACCTAAGGTAGAAGAAGTTACTGAGACAACTGAAGAAGAAATTAACGGTTAATTCCACCAACGTTCAATATTTTCACTCAAGGTTTTGAAAAGTAATTTTCTTGCTCTTTCGTGATTGTATCTTCCGATATTCAAAGCGATTCTTGATTTAACCTCGTATGAAGTTAAGTCCTCGTTATCTATTTTAAAAATATGATATTTTTTATCGGTAACAATTTTCTTATACACCAATGGATATTTTTTGAAAAAGTCATTTAAGTTTTCTTTTTTTAAACGTGTCTCCATATAATAACCACCCAATACATCTTCAATATCATCACCTGTCGGAACAAAGAAAAAATCTTTATCCTCATAGTCCATATATTCCATTGTATAAAACTCTTCCTGAACTTTTTCCATCAGTTTGACACACAACATCATTCGTTTAGCATCAAGGTCTGAATTAGTGTGAAATCCTTTTTCTTTAATGTACTTAGCCTGTTTCTCTAACTTGAACTTGAATACCTCAAAAATATAATGGTCATCCCAATCTCTGTCTTTCCAAATCACAGGAAACCACTTGATTAGATTACCAACAGAGGTAGAAAAGTTTCTAACGGGATTTCTAAAATATTCCCAAATAAAATCACTTATTTTTTCTTTCATAATTCAAAAATTGCTTTCTTACTGATTAAACTTTTATTTAAAAAAACAATACTACAATCAAAGTCCAAAGAATATTTTATTAATTCTTCAGAATCTTGATACTTTTTAACATATAAATCAATCAGATTTTCTGCAGATTGAATTTGTCCAAAATGAGTTATTGAACCAATAACCTTACGTATCCATTGAAAGTCCCTATCCATAGGACAAATATACATAATCTTTCTTAATTATACAACAACGCAGTTAATTGCGGATTACTTTTTTCATACATACGTGTCATAATTCCTGCTTCAGAGTTTTCAAAGTTTTCTTGAGATGTGGTATTAAAACCTTGCAACTTGATATTTCTTTGACGAGCAAATTCGTGAACCCAATCGTGAGCAACAGTCCTTAAAATGTCAATTAACATTCTTCCAACTGCAAGGACTTTAATTTTACCAGGAATTTCACCACCGGTAAACATTCCGCCAAAACGCTCACCGAGAAGATGAATATCAATGTCTTTCTTAAGTGGAGAGTTTTTTTGGCAAAATCTCAAGAAGTCCTGAATAACATTTATCTGTTCAGAACCAAGTCCACTAGATTTATCATATAAATTTACTTTCATCTTAACAATAAATATCTTATATTTCTTTTGTATATATAATTATGAAAAAGAGTTTTTTTGAAAAAGTCTTAAATAAAACAAACAAACAAGACATCGACCAATGGTTTGGTGAAAATTCCGAAATCAAAGTTACGGAATTTTCTCATTCAATTAGTCAGAAAAAAAACATTTTATCAGTAAAATTATACCCATCAAATTATGAATACGCTATCGAACTTTTTCCGGAAGGCCTGGAAATTCTTATCCTACATACTATCAAAAGTCTTTCACTTCCTGAGGATTATATATTAACAACATCTATAGAACACTAAATTATGCCACATCCAATCGTACACGCTAAATCCTCAGCAAAAAAATTCGGAGGAAAATGGGAAGATTATATTAAAATTCATGAATGGTTTGATAATACAAAATCATGGTATGGTCATTCATCACACAGAATTTTTCGCCATCATTCAGAGGGCATTTTTGAAATGGAACAAAAGTTTGGTTCGGAATTCAAAAATAGTGATGGAAAAACTGTATACACCCGTTATGTTGGTGAACAACATGTAATGGAAGATTGTAACGGATATATTCCGTCTGGAAAAGAATGGGTGTTAGCATTAGAAAATAAACAAAGACCTTTATGGATGATTAAAACCATGAAGTTAGAAATTAATGATTGATATTTATTGTTATGGAAGAATTATTTAACAACCCGGAAATTATAAAAAAATTTAAACTTTTACATTATATCTTATTAAGTAATGGTGTTACTCGTATCAGTAATGACTTTTATGTTGATTACGATGGAAATGTTGATTACCACTTTGCTCCTTGGAGTGAAAAAGGTAGTGTTAATGATTTTTTACCTAATAAAATGATAGATTCTTTAGATAATTTTTTTGACACTATGAAAGATAAAGTTTTATATTCTTTAGAAGGTAATGATGAGTATAGAGCTACGGTATCATGTCAGTATTCAACAAAAGATAAAACTTTTACAATTGAGGAAGATATTCAAACTATGGGTTATGAATCATATAACCATGAGTTTGAAATTGACGAAAAAGAATTACTTGAAGATATGGTTCAGTGGAAAGAAGAAAGTAAACTTAAAATTACAGTTGATTTTAACGGTGGTGGTGATTCAGGTTATATTGACGATGTTGGATATTACAATGATGGTAACGACAAACATGATTTATCCGCAGTTTGGGAAGATAAGTTATACAAAATTTTGGAACAAAATCATGGTGGGTGGGAAATAAATGAAGGTTCTGAGGGAACGTTTATAATTGATAATGAGAACCAAATTATAGAATTAGATTTTCGTATGAATGTTGAAGAATCTTCAACAGGTTACGAATTTAAACACCAATTTGATTTTTAATAAACCTGAATAGTTCTTTGTGGTCTGTCATCACCAAAGTCAGGACAGAAATAAACATTGTTACCATCGTGGTAAACTGTTCCACCAACTCCATTAGGAATTTTGTGTTTTTCATGGAATTTTTCACCCAAATCTATTTGGTGATTACCATCTTTGATAATAAAACATAAGTTTTCAAAACCACACTTATATTGTTGGTCCTTGTTTTTATGTTTCATAAACTCGTCAAAAGACATTACATATCTCGCATCTTCGTTAAGGTATCTTTTAACGATAAATTCTAATTGGTTTTCTGTGATAATAAACTTTTTCATATTCTATAAATATATCAAGCAATTGGTTTGTAAAATTTATGATTTCCAATTGTTGTGGTGTATTTTAATTTTGAGTAATTCCAACTTGGTTTAATTGATATTGTATGATAAAATTGAGCACCTTTTGTATTATCAGGTCCTTTAATTTTAACATAATTTTTAACAAGATTTTGAGCAGTTTCCCAAGCCGAGCCATCTTTAGGATTTTTTAAAGTAGATTTGTTTATCTTATTTAAAAAATTATCAGTAGTTGTATCATTCCATATTGAAAATTGTTTTTTTTGTAATACAACATCCTTTGGTGATTTGTTTAAACTATTATCTCTATTTCTAATAACGTTTGCGACCGCTTTCATTCCTTCAGTTCCTTCTCCTCTCGCTTCTCCCCATATAGTTGCCGCAACAATTAAATCATCTTTAGTCAAATCATTTTTTGGTGTGATAGTTTTAGACATCATTTTTTTAACCCCATCAATAACATCTCCTGAATTTGGTTTCATTTGGTCTTTTGGTGGGGCCATAGAAGACCATGTATCTAACAAACTTTGCTCATTAATATTTGGTTTTAACCCCATCATGTTTTTCATCTTACTAACTTCAGTCAACAAATTCCTCATACTGATAAATACTTTTTAATAAGTATTTTGTAAATTAACATAAACTAAAAATCCCCTCATTAGAGGGGATTTTTTTATTCTTTAATCTCTTTCATCAACTTACCCCACAAGACTGTCTGTAATAAGATAAGACCAACACTTAAAACAAATATAGGTAATGATGGTGAGTTTACCATTAATACAACTGATAATACAAGAGCGAACATTGCTGAAGTCAATTTTAGTTTTAAGTTTTTCATAGTGGTGTTAGTGTTAATTGTTCTACAAATATAAACAAAAAAACTCCCGATTGGGAGTTTTTCATTATTTTTTTTAAAAAATTAACGTCTTCTAATGTGTCTTCTGATACTCTCAGACATCGGGTCTCTTGGTTCCTCGTCGTCCATATTAACATCAGGTTTAGACCCCATTATCCTTTCATCTGTATCCATATCATCATCACCTGAATCCATTCCCTCTTCTGAGCCCATGTTCATTTGATTACTTTCATAATCTTGTATGATAGACTTAAGTTCCATAGCTTCTTGTTCTTTACCTTCAGTATTTCTTAATTGACGATAAAGGTCTTTAAGATAATCCCATCCTGCGATACCTAAAAGACCAATAGTTGTCCCAACCATTGTTACGATAGCACTACCTGTTTCCATTGCCTCAGGATTAAAGTAGTTTGCAACATCTTCGTTTACTTTTTTTCTCTTTGATTCTTTAACTACAGTTTTAATTAACCTAGTTAATTCTGATTCTGATAATCTTATTACTTTTTTCATTTTTTTGTTTTATTATAAATATGCATTATTTTTTAATATTCTTGATATTTTTCTCCACAAAGACCCAAATATTTTCTCATTACGTCATATAATGTTTTCGACTCATATACATCTCCTAATCTAATACCTTTAGGTAACTTTATTCTTTCAGGGTCCTCAACTTCCGCAGTTAATGTAACAACAATTGTATTTGTAGGTTTTGAAGTTAATTCTAAAGATTTTTTCAAATAACCTGGTAATTTTATAATGAGTTTTGTCGAATCAGAAAATGATGTTTGGGGGAAGTCTATTACAATCAAACCATCTTCGTTTGGTTCATCTTTATCCACATCTAATCTTTTATTTGTTGCTGTGTCATCGTCTACAATAACTTTAACGTCATTTAACAAATCCTCAGTTACATCTATTGGGTTACCATTTTCAGAATCTTTTAGTTGTAATTTAACTGGAATATAATTATTAAATTTAATAGTTTTAAATACTCCTTTATCTGAAGATATTTGTTTTTCATTTTCTTTTAGTGCTAAACTAAAATTTTGTTGCGTATATCCATTATTTAGAGTTACTGTAGTTAAATCAGTACCATAATTAAATGTAAAATATCCGTTTTCATCTGTAGATTTTTCTTTTTTTTCATTTTTTTTAGTTGTGATAAAAACTTTAATATCTTTTATAGGAGTTTTTGTTTTTAAATCAACAACTTTTATTGTTACATTTTTTTTTGCTACATATCCTTCTTCGTCAGCACCAATTAGATTTTCATTTGGTTTTAAAACTACATCAACTGAGTTTTGAGAATCTTGAATATCTACTATTGACTCAACATATCCTACAAAGTTAACTTTTATTTTTGTACCACTAAAGTTTTTTAATATAGCTTTACCATTTGCATCAGTATATTCACCTGTAGAAGTATCTGGATTTACAACTGCTGCACTATATATTGGTTTTCCGTTTTCATCTTTCACAGTTACAGTTAAATCTCTAGGAGTCGACTCGTTCAAAGAAATCCTTTTGTTAAGTTTTGAATTTAATTCCAAAATCCTATTTGTCTCTTCAGATAATATTTTAAATTTATCTTTCATCGTTTTAATTTATTTTTAACATCTTGTAATCCTTGTCTAACTTTTCCTTGTACATCTTGAGCAATATTTTGAACACCTTGTTTTACATCTTGAGCGACATCTTGAACTCCTTGTTTAATATTTTGAATCCCTTGGCTTTGTTTTAAATTTCCAATACCTTGTTTTACATTATTTTTAAAACTACTTTCCGAATCATCTTGTTGTGGTTTTGGAGTTTTTTGTTTTTTAACATCATTCTCGTCAAGTCCTTTATATTCTTTAAGAACAAAATCACCAAAACGACCACAAACGTATTCAAAAACGGTTAGTTGTTGTTTACTCCCACCTTCTTCTTTAATATATCCTTTAATAAGAGCTGTTGTTCCATTTTTAGAGTTAGTATCTTTAAATTCAACATCTTCAACAACAAATTGTATCATTTCTTTTCTTAAACCCCTTTTGTCATTAATATTAAAAGTCATACCTTTTATAGCTGGTACTTTGACTTTAGCTTTATTATCACCATATAAAAACCTTTTTTTTAAGTCATCAGGACTTAATGGTTTAGGTGGGGTTTTACTAACTTGTTCAGAGATAACTTTATTAACAATGTTAAAAATATCATTTTCAGTTAAATTAATTCTTTTCATACTAATATATAAATACTAAAAAAAATAAAAAAAGTTGTTTTTATTAAAAAGGTTAATTATACTTGAATATGGAAAAAATTAAAAACGGTGATAATGTATCTGTTCATTACACAGGTAAATTAGAAGATGGTTCAGTATTCGACACATCTTTAGTTGAGGGTAGAGAACCTCTTACAGTAACTTTAGGTCAAGGACAATTAATCCCAGGTTTTGAAAACGGATTAATCGATATGGCTGCTGGCGAAATCAAAACAATTGAAATAGAGCCAGAAAATGCTTACGGAGATGTTAATCCTCAGTTAATGAGTGAAATACCACTATCACAAGTCCCTGAAGGTGTAAAAACAGGGGATATGTTACAGGGCCAAAACCAACTTGGGCCAGTTAATGTTGTAGTTAGAGAAATTAAAGAAAGTACTGTTGTGTTGGACATGAACCATCCACTTGCAGGTAAGAAACTTATCTTTGATTTAGAGGTTGTATCAGTAAACTAATACAATTTCATTTATTTTTCAAAATGTCCCACGTCTTGTGGGATTTTTTGGTTATATTAGCATTATGAATATCTTCTTTTTGGATTGGAACACAAAAAAATGTGCAGAATACCATTGTGACAAACACGTGGTTAAGATGATACTTGAAACTGCTCAACTATTATGTGGGGCCCACCATGTAACCCACCAAGTACCCACCAAGTACCGACTAAGTACCGACCAAGTACCGTACAAGTTATCACACAAAAACCACCCTTGTTCAATATGGGTTAGAGAGTCATTATCAAACTATCTTTATCTATGTGACTTAGGACTTGAGTTATGTAAGGAATACACTTATAGATACGGAAAACGTCATAAATCACAGGATGTTATTGAATGGTGTTTAACAAATAAATTAAACATTCATGACAAAGGGTTTACTGAACCACCAAAGGCAATGCCCGATGAATACAAAGTAACAGACGTTATAGAATCATATCGAAACTATTATAACGGAGCTAAGAAAGATTTTGCAAAATGGAAAAATAGAAGTGCCCCTGAATGGTTTAACCTTGCATCAACTGTTGCATCTGACCAACAAGTTGTCCTTGTTTAGACTGTAATACACGAATTCTACCCATCTGCTCATCATTCATCTCAAAATGTTCAGCCTTAATTTCGTTAATTTGATTATCTAAACGAGTATGTTGTAATAATAGATTACTATACAATTGTGATTTTTGTTCTTGTGTCATAAAATAAAAATAAAAATAAATTTAAAAAAATAAACCCCTTTTTACAAGGGGTTTAAAATTACTTGTTTGACCAATTAAAGTTCAATACAGTGAAAGAAACTTTTTTTGCTGACCAATCCAATTCAATTGAAAGAATTGTAAATGCTAAGACTTTAACAGTAATATTGATTTCATCAATTTCCTGTAATTTTAACCAAAGGTTGTTAAATTTCATAATAGTAAGTTTTTATACTATATAAATATAGTTAACTTTCACAATAATCATCACATTCGTCTAACAATTCTCCATCATCATAAACTTCTTGGTCATAATCTTCTTCGTCAGGGAAATTTTTTGGTATCATATTGTTTTTATTTTAGATTACAAATATAGTGAAAAAAATTTAATTATTAGGTTTTTTACCAATCAATTCCAGGACCAAATTTCCTTTCATCAATAATATCGTTTATATATAATTCAATATTGGGTAACAAATCTTCTAATCTATATTGAATTTCCGCCCTAATATTATCAAAATCATCTCTTAACTGAGTTCTATAAATATTAATGAGAACTTTTATCTTACCTGACATTACAACATCAACAACCTCAATCTTATCAACAGATTCAACCTCATGTAATTCATCCATCTCACCCATTCCCCATTCTTCAGATTCTTCCCTTAAACTATCTAATTTAGAATTAATTAATCCTTGAATTAAATTTTTCGTCTTTTCTAATTGTTTTTGGTCTATGATGTACTTCATATGTTATAAATAGTTAAAAACATATAAAAAATATGTTGTAATAAGTTTGTGTATGAACTAAAAAGTATTATATTTGTATAAATAATCAAATAATCAAGTCCTATGAAAAACTTATTTCTTTCTTTAGTATTAGTTCTAACAAGTTTGGTTGGTAAAACTCAAGTTATCGATATTAATAACTTCAACGAAAAGTTGTTTGAAAAAGTTTTATTTCATAAGATGATTGAGTTTCGTTTATCTGTTGGGGCGGATTCAGTAGTTTGGTCAGATGTATTATACACTAATATTTCAAAACCAAATACCGTTAAAATGGTAAACGCTAATTATCTTCACCACCCTAATGAAGGTAATATTTGGAAAGAAAATACTTTAAGAGATAATCTTGGTAAAGAGTTGGTTAAAAAACAAAATGTTGAGTTATTTGTTTCTCCAATCAACGCACCTTTATTTTTATCTTTTGAAATTGCGGCGAGTATCAGTAATTACAATCTTGTAACTTATCAAGATTTGGCAGATAGAGCAATCATTGGGTGGAGTAAATCTCCAGGTCACAAAAATGTTGAGGCAATGTCAATGTCAGTAAATGGGGCGTTTGGAATGGCTAGTTGTTCGGTTAGTATGTCAAAGGATAAAAAAACTTACTTTATTGAGTTTGATTTTTCAATTCCATCTTGTGTAAAAGTAAAAAAGGGACATTAAGTCCCTTTTTTTAATTCCCGTCAACTTTAACAGAATCTTCATATTGAGGTAAATTAACTTCAAATCTGCGATTTGGTAAAGTTTCAGTATCCTTTGTTGGGTTTTCTTTAGTCCATCCTATATTATTGAATTGTTTAGTCTCACCCATACCTATACCTATAAATTCAGGGAAATCAGGTAGTTTTTCATTAAGTATACCCGCAATTTTTTCGGCTCTTTTTTGTGATAGACATTGGTTATAGAGTTTTCTTAACTGTCTACCACCACAACCTAAAACTGCATTTACACCTTCAACATAATTTATTGTTTGTTCAGGGTCTTCATCTATGGATGAATAAGCAAGTACTTCAATAATTTTAGTATTATCTTTAGTTTTGGCATTAGTATTTAAAAAATTAACATATGTTCGATACAAATCAGGGTCAGTTCTTTTTACAGTTAAAAACTGATTGACAAATATATCAAGAAGACTTAAACCATCGCCGCTAAGGTCTATACTATTAAATTTAAATGGGTCACTAGTTCCTCCACCAATTGCTCTAGGTACAAATCTATCAGGTGGTATAGGTTTAGTTTTTACTTCTCCAAGAGCAGTATCAGGCCAAGCCGGGTCTAAAAAAATACCATAATTCCCTAGTTTAAATTCTTTAAACGACAGATTTTTAACATTATTATTACTGCCATATAAGTTTTCTCTAATCATTTCCCATTCTCTTTCATTTCTTGGTACATAATATTGTGTCAAATTTATGACTGGTTCTTCTGATTTAGTTCTATAAGAACTTTTAAAAAATAAACTAATCTCTCTAGCATATATTCTAATAGTACATAATGCAGGTTCACCAACAACAACAGATGCATCCGCTCCTGAATTTTCATAATTAATCATAATTGTTTGGAAATCACCATTTGTGTTTGTAGGTTTTTCATAGTCTGTATCTATACCTTCAAAACCTTGGTTTTCACTTAGTCTTTTTAAAAATGAAATATTACCTAAAAAACGAACATTATTAACTTGTTTGTTAGTTAAGTCAACAAAAAATTCCTCATGATTACCATTAATATTTCTTTCAATGTCTTTTCCATCTTCAGTTTTAGAAATGGCGAATAATTGATTGTTTTTCATTTTTATTTCCGCTTTATTTTTTTGATTAAATACAGGAGTTTCAAATATTCTTTCACCATTATTATTAGATTTTCCATTATCAACCATTCCACTAGTCCTATCTTGTTCAATAATTATCCCTTTTTTCGCATATAATGATAATATACTGTTTCTTTCGTCTTCGGTGATTAAAAATCTTTTGTTCATAAAAATGTTTTATTAATAAATATAGGTTTAAAATAAAAAAATAAAATAAAAAACTCCACACATGGTGGGGGTTTTTATAAATTTAAAATATTAATTATAAATCGTTTTTAAAATCCATTCCTAAATTTCGTAACATTTGTTTTCCTTTTTGACTTGAGAAAAAAACTATTTGTCCAACTATTACACCTAACACACTTCCAATTTCTCTGAAAATATCTTTTTTCATTTTTTCTAAATCTTCTATTGTTGCAGGTTGTTTAGATTCTTCTAATTTTCTTTTAATTTCTTCTAATTTTTGATGTTCTTTTTCTAATTTTTCAAATGTTCTTACATCTTTATTATATCTAATAATTAATTTAATATCATCTATTTTTTTAATGACGCTATTAAGTGCCTTTAAAATAACTCTCTTTATATTGTTATATACAACTTCAATAGACTCATCTCTTCTTGCCTTTCTAAGTTCTTTAATTCTATCTCTTAAATGTGATATTGCCTTTGAGAATTCTTCAATTTCAGTATCTTCTATTTTTTCAGGAACATTAAATTTTTCAGGTTTTCCAACAGTATTTCGTACATTAGGTTCAAAATCACCTTCATCTTCCCCATCACTAGCAGGTCCTTGTTCAAAAAGGTAATTCTTTTTTGTTGCACTTTGGTGCATCTCTAAAATTCTATTTTTTTCTTCTAAAGAAATATCAAATAATCTTTTCATAATATTGTTTTATTTATAAATATATGATAAAATAAAAAACCCACCTGATAGATGGGTTTAAATTAATTTTTTATAAAATCATTATTCATAAATAGTTTCGTCACTAATTACAAGTTCATTTTTTGAATTTAACTCAGCGTAACGAGAATCAACTGGTTTTCCATTACAATATCTCTCAACAGTTATTGGGTCTGATGGTTTTTTTTCAATAAGATATTGTTTTAATTCTTCCTTTGTCTTAAGGACTTTTGTTCCTGTAATCGTATATGTTTCGTTAGGACATGGTTTATAATCCTCAGATAATAATGGTTTAACATTTCCAATTGATGACTCCATTAAACCGTAAAATTTACGTTTATAATGTTCAACAGTTGTCACTGTTTGAGTATTACCAGTAGTCCCTGTCGCAGTTGATTGGGTATTACCAGTTGTGATTGTAGAATTTTCTTGTTCAGATATTATTCTATTTTCTAAAAGTTGATTTAACTTTTGTATGTGTCTTATTTTACTATAACTTTTGTTCATATTAATAAATATATCAATCAACGATAATACTCACATCAACATATTGCCAATCACTGTTTATCATTGTTTTATATTGGACCAAATTATTTGTGATACAATCCCATACAGGGGATTCAAACAATTCACTATTATCATACTTTATGTCATAAACCAAGTGAAACATATCATCATAATTTTCCATAAAATGATGAACCTTTCTAACAAGGTCATCAACAAATATTTTTTCAATTTCAAAAGTAATTTCTATTTTAAAATTTTCATCACTTTCCCAATACATTTCAAAGTTATCATCAACAATATATTTTCCATATATTGTATATATTATGCTGTTATTATCTCTGTATTTTATCTCAACGGTATCTGTATTTAAACATTTCCTTAATTTTTTTTCATTTTCTTTAGGAATATAAAACTCTCCTTTATTGAAATCATTTAATACTATAAGTGATGGACGTTGATATGATTTAATTGATACATTGGCAAAATTTCCAACAGTATCTAATTCATCATCAAGTAAAGAGCTGAGTGCATTGTATGAAAACGGAATGTTATTTGGATTTTTTATCTTTAAGATTGGGACCTTAACTAGTTCATTATCCAAATAAACTCCAGTATATTCGTTATCATGATAAATTATTAATCCGTAAATCTCTTTTGACTTAAAATAGACGGACATTACTTTAGAAAACGCATTGTATTTGGGACGTAAATTACTCATATATTATATTTCGTATTCGTCAGGGATTATTCTTTCAACGTCTTCTTCTGTTGTATTAATCA